TTGAGGACTTCGGGTTCATCCTCGTCCTTGGTTGCCCCGCCACCCTCTTCCGCCTTCTCGTCAACAACAGGGGGTTCAGCGGTCTTCTTTTCGGGAGTCTCCGTGGTCCCGCTCTCGTCCGCGGAGGCCGCTTCGCCGATAGCCTCATTGAAGATGCTGTCCGCGTCTGCCTCGCTCAGGCTTTCGGACTGGACTTGCTCTTCCTCGGGCGTCCGGCCTTCCTTCTCGTCTTCCATGTCGTTTCCTTTCTCGGGAGTCCTTTTAGGGCCGAGAGTTATCCGCCCTAGTACACAAAACCAAACAGATACAACGTGTTCCCAGCACCTCCGGCATGGGATCCGACCACAGCCTTGATAACCGTACTGGCCGCGTAAGCCTCTATCTTGGGAGTCGTGGCATTAGGGATCGGGGCTAAATACCCGACATCCCCGGCGGCATCGATAGCCGAAAGCGTCTGTGTCCCCAGGAAATCAGTCAGCGCACCCGCTTGGCCGATGGTAAGAGTTGAGGTCCCGGCGTCCGCCGCCGCGACAAGATAGGCCCTCGTAAGTACCGCCGTCCTGCCCGCCGGAACGGTAAAAATGGTGGTGTTCCCGTCCGCTCCCAGACTGATTGTGGTCGTGGAAAGCAGAGTCTCTCCCGATGCCCAGGCCGGCGCCGTGGCTCCGGAATTCATTTGAGGCGTCTGAAATGCCGTGCCCTTGGCGAGCTTGGCAAGCGTGGTGGTTCCGCTGGCATACAGGAGATCACCGGCAGTATATGAGACCAAATTCGTACCGCCCTGGTCCACCCCAAGGGTGCCGCTCGAGGTGAGAACCTTGCTCGAACTGGAAAAAACCGGCTTGCTGGCGGTCAAACCATCAACCTGCACATCGGTGTTGAACGTTGCCTTCTTTTCGAAAATCGCCAGACCCTTGAAGACGTAATCCCTCATCTCTGTCTTCCAGGCCCACGCCAGACTCACCGAGGCCACCAGGAAAACAGCGGCAAAAAACCCGATCCATCGTCTACTCTTCATTTCTCACCTTCCCTTTCTCAGTTCTTTGACCAGAACAATCGAATCTTGCCCGTGGCCGAATTGACCGAATTGTTGGCTATATCCAACAACAGATTCCCCCAAACAGGGACCTGCTGCGCTGAACCGCTCACCGTGGGCTTTACCGTTGCCGTGGTCGCGTTGTCGCAATTTGATACCGTCATTGCCAGGCCCAGTTCATCGGTCAGCGTGATGTCATAGGCGTTGGTTGGCGCCGTGCTTCCGGGGTCTGTTTCGACGTAGAGCAGTGTCCCGTCGATCGGCCAACCCAAACTGCACTGTGTAAAGCCTCCGTTCGTTGAGTTCGCCGTCCACTGGATCAACATGCTGAACTGCCCGAAACCGTTGCTTTGAGGCGAATCCACCGTGCACACGCTTGCCGCGCCATAGACCAGGGCGGGGTAAAGCATGACCGCCATTAAAACCACAAGCAGCTTATTCCTCATGGCCTGCATCCTTCTGTGGATAGATGATCTTGGTTACATCCACCGGTAAATTTTCGACGTCGTCGATGATCTGAATCACTCCCGCCCAATATCCGTAATCCTGAAGCGAATTCTTCCTGTTTCTCAGGCTCTTTTGAGCCGCCGCTCTAACAGCATCGAAGTACCTGACCAGCACGCTCCAATTCGGGTCCCGGGTAAGAGACGCCAGCCTCTGCAGCTCATCTTGGGTCAGATAGACTTCCGGGTTCATGGCATCATCCCTTGTTCGCCGGGAGGCATCCCGCCGGCCTCCACCCCTGGAGATCCCACCGGACCGCCTCCGGCCATCGCCATTTGCTCTTGAGCCGCCATCATCGTGGCCGCCTGCTGCTCTATCTCGTCGTCGGTCATGAAGAACTTCTCAGGATCGATGTCCCGCGTTCTCGCCAACTCCCGGAGGAACTCCACCACCTTGACGAATTTCGTCGTGAGCTGATTCGAGAGCGCGAAGTTCGCCAGACTTAAAATATTCTGACCACGGACCGCCTTGTCCTGATAGCTCGAGAATCCGGTGGCCTTGACGGTGTAGTCCCCCTTGATGCTCTCATCAGGATTGGTCACGTAGTGGTAGTCGTAAAATCCGGTAATGAGCGGCTCGATGTGGCCCTCATCGCAGTTCCGGACCGTCGATCCGATGCCCTTGTTGGCCGACTCCACAAGCTTGCTCATCTCAAATGCGGTGTCGGGCTGGTATTGGTCCGTGCTGCCCTGGAGCACGTCCGGCAGGTTCGTTTCCTGACTCGCCCACCGCTCGAACATGTTGATCAGTTCAGGAGTGCTCCCCGTGTTATCCGGGGGCGCGAAAAACCCCATGGCCTGCCTCACGTCCTCAACATGGTCGGCGGTCTCGAAGGTCTTCCCGGGATAGAGCGTCTTGTTCTGCCCCGGGGCCATCTTCGTCCCGTTCCACCAAATCAGGAGGTTGCTCGACAAGGCCTTGTTGTCCATCATCGACCGCACCAGGCCGTTGATCATGCTTTGGCTGTCCTGCATGTTCTCGGGCACCGAAAGCGCCCCGCCCTCAAATGGAATCTCCTCCCACAGCGCACGGTAGACCGGTCGGTAGCAGAACGGGTTGACGATCGGCTTCCGGATCACCACCGGGCTCTTTCCTTTGGCGATGACACAGTGGATTTCGATTTCCTTGGCGTTCTTGTTGGTCCTTGACAGGTCCACGCTGTCATTGCCCTCGAGATACCGTTTCGGCACCCGGCCGTAAAACTCGTAGACCGGGATCACCCGTTTCCTTTTGAGCAGAGCTTCGGCATAAGGACCGTGAGACTGGTCGATTTCCCCTCCGTCGTCGTTTCGGTACTGGTCGATAACCGCCATTACAGCGGCTTCGTCGTAGCCGTCGGCGGACGCCAAATCGAGGAACTTCCCGTAGCTCATCATCTCCCGGATACAGATCCCATGGCCGGCCTGGTGGTCCTCGTTCTCCAAGTCCCAGAAGACGTTCCACGGATTGACCGCCTCCATCACCGGGCGCCATACGTCTTGCACCTCCAGGGTGTGACGGCCGTACATGGATAGCAGCTGCGGGTTGAGGTCGAAGCTGAACCCCGGAACGTTCATGACCCGCCGCGCCATCCTCCGCTTACGCAGCACCGGACCCCTTATCCAGCTCATGCCGTAGAGCGACATCACCATGGCCGCGGTCATGTAACGGTGCTCGGCCCGACATTCGTCCAGGTCGTCCCGGATCTGTTTCTTCATCCGGTCGCATCGAGCCTTGGCTTCCACCTCTGGCAGCACCATGCCGGCCATGTTCTCCGGGATCGGTGTCGGCTCGATGTCGTAGGGCAGCTTTCCGTTTTGCATCATCACGGCCAAGAGGTTGTTGTAGCCGATCACCACCTTCTGCTTGGTCAGGCGTACGAACACCTTGGACCGCCAGCCCTGGCCCTCGGCGGCCTTCCACTTCTTCAGAGTGTCGCTGTCGTACCGGCCGCGGAATGCGTCGTCGTTCATCCGCCATTGCTCTTCGATGAGGTTCCGGCGCTCCTGCATCATCCAATCGACCAGGTCGTCAACGATGTACTCGGCGAGTTTTTTGTTAGCCTTTCCGTCGGTCATAGCCCTGCTTCCAAACTTGTTTGATCCTGCGTCTTATGATGGTCTTGCCGCGCTCCTGGATGCATTCCGGGGCGCTCACCTCGAGGATCGGCTTCCCTTTCCACAGGATGGTCACGAGCCAGTTGTTGGTTTCATCGTGAAGCAGCTTCGACAGTTGGTGCATCTCGTCATGATCCGGGATACGCCCCTCGATCTCCTGCAGCGCCTGGAGTATGGCTCCATCGATAATTTTGCTGTGCTCGGCCGCCACGTCGTACAACACATGCCCCGTGCTCCAGCTCTCCGGCTTACCCGGTATTCGGTCGCCTATCAGGCCATGTTGGGTGTGCAGCATCAGGATTCCTCCGTCTTGGCAATAACGAAACGCTCATTACTGTCACACCAAGGACAGTCCCGAGGCCGAAACTCATCAGCCGATCCGGACGCTCCCGGTTTAATCAGTTCGACCTCGAATACGCACCCACACGCCTCGCATTCGTAAATCATCGTTTTCCCATCATCCGTTTGAGTCCGGGTTTCCATCCGTGTTCGATGGCATTCAACAACCTCTCCTGCTTCTTGGCCTTCTCGGGAGTCGTAGCCTTGGCCTTGACCCCGCCCGGCGTGCTCACCTGCACCTTGCCTCCTGCCATCTTTCGCAACGATACCGGCATAGCCTCAATACCCCGCAGTCGCATCCAGGGGTTGATATCTATCCCGCTCCCGGGTGGCCAGGGTCTCGGCATCCGTCCACGGTCTGACCTGCTTGTCCAGCATCCGGCAGACCACGCCCAGGCCGTCAACGATGTCCTTGTCCTTCCCTCGAGGGAACCTTCTCAACTGCAACTCCACATCAAACAACCAGTCCGGAGCCTTTGGACCCTTCTTCGGGAGCCATATCGCCCCCTGCTTCGCACGCCCCTGCAGGCTCCTGGCCTTGGTCAGCTTGTCGGACATCGGACTCATGGGTTCGACGTTGATGTAGATCCCGGTCTCCTGCATGTGCACCTTGAGGAACGGCATGATCGTCCGCGCTATGTTCTCGGCCTCTACCCCGAAAAGCCCCATCCGATATCTCGCCTGCAGGTCTGTCATTTTGTCCACAATCGTCAGGCTGTCCCAGTGGCCGAACGGAACATCCACCAGGTAAAGATCGTTGTTGGTATCGAGTCCCACCACGGGGAGAGCCGTGTTGCACGCGCTGTCACGCTCGCTGATTGCCAAGTCGCCGCCGGCGTAATACCGGAGGTTCCGCGGGAGCCGCTCATATCGCGGGAACCACGCCAGCTGAAAGAACGCGCTGCTATCCTCCGGCACCGGATCCAGCAGATACTGGCATGAGTAGATGTACGTCGAAACCAGAGCGTCATGTTTGATCTCGTCGAGCTGATTCGGTCCATACTGCACGGGCCAAAGGGTCTTCCGCCGCTTGATCCCGTCCTCGTCCAGATCCATCCACTCCGCCGGACGCTTGTAAACCAGGTAGTCCCCAGAATCCTCCATCTCCCGATGCAGATCTCCGTCGTCGTAGATCGTCCCGCAAATCTGGACGTTCCCGTAAGTCGTGAGAATTGATGACCGAACCAGCGCGTAAGAGTCCCGAAGCTTGACCATCTGGTCGCTGTTGGTGGTGTTCTCCGGCACAACGAGATCATCGAACTTGATTCGAGCGAAGTGGCTTCCGGTTGGCATGGCTTCGATTCCGAAGGCCGTAACGCTGGCCTCCTCGGTCGAAACATACCCGGGAAGAAATATTTCATCCTCGCCCCACCGGGGGCATTCGCGTCGATCCTTTGGGCTGCGCCACACCCGATCCGCGAAGAGAGACCGGAATACCGGGTTGCTCTCGTGGTGATATTTGACCCCTCGGAGCCGCTTGACGGCTCTTGCTCGTGTGTCTGACCCGAGCCCGATCGGCTCGCTTGGCTTGAGAAGATTGTGGCGTATCGTGTCCGCGATAGAAAAGATGCGACTCTTGCAGTGGCCTCGAGGCAGGAGATAGAGGCGCCGGTGCCGGTCTCTTTGAATCTCTCCGCAAAACTCCTTGTGAGGCTCCCAGCACAGCCACCAGTAGCCCAGGACGTACTTGGACAAAAAGTAGAGATCCCGCAGGCAATAGTCCTGAAGCTCACTGATCGTCCTCCGGTCCAGGCCCTGCGATGCCACTGCTTGCAAGGCGCTCAATAAGTCCCGATAAGCCGGATCCGGCCGAAACAATGAGTTGCGTCTCTGATTGTATTGGTCCTCCATCGGGTCCCGTCAGTTCCCGGCGCTCTGCCGGATAGAGTCCCAAAAGCTTTTGAGCGTCCATCCTCGCCGGCTGCTGTACCGTCCACGCTCGCTCTTCCCACTGGACAAGGGTCTCATCCTCGGTTTCCGCGATGATGCGATAGCCGTCAGGGAGATTGTCCTGAACCTGGCCTTTGAGCTTCGCGGTCTTGGTGACGGTCGCGTTGAGTTCTTCCACGAGCTGCTTGGCCAAAAGCTCCGGCGTGATCCCCTCAGCCTCAAAAACCCTGCCTCCTACAACCTCGCCGATCGGCATTTACTTGCCCTTCTTGCCATCCTGCTTTTTCTTCTTCTTGCCGCCCTTTTTCCTGGCCATCACACACCTCACTTACCGGACACGTTGAACGTCTTGGCCGCCCATCCCAGCGCCGCATAGCCAATGCTCTGCACCAGGGTCTCGGCTGTTATCGTCCCGGTCTGCACCAGCGGGAGCAGCGCGTTAAGAATGGCAATCGCCAGCCCGATCACCGTCGTCAACCACGATTGTCCGAGTAATCTCTGCATGTCAGTACCCCGCCTGGAACTGATACCAGCGCATAGCGAACCCGGCCAAACCCTCGCCCGTCTCAAGCGCAAGCTTGAAGCCCTGGAGATACTTGGCGAACAAAGCGCTGTCCTGGAGGCTCATGGCCGGAGCATTGAGCTGGTAGTAGGCGCTGGCCAGGGAGTAGACCTGTTGCGCGACGGCGAACCCGGTGTCCACCTTCTGCTGCACCGTCATCCCTGCGCAGGCAGCCAGGCACAGAAACCACACACACCAAAACCCGATAACCGCTCTACGCACCATCTCACTGCACCCCGACTTTCGACTTGTCATAGACTTGATCCCTCCCGACGTGATTCAGCAGCGCCTTTTGCATGTCGCTTAATCCCAACTCTATCCGCTGCAAAATCTCGTACTGACGCTGAATCCTAAACTCGAACACATTCATCTTGGAGACGATCGGCTTCGCTTCGGCCTTCCACTCCTCCACCACGGCCAGGCGGCTATCGAGCTTGCTCGTCCACCAAACCCCCGTGGTAAACATGCCGATCATGGTGAGCAGCACCAGGATCAATTCGAGCCGGTCTTTGGCCCAATCAAGCACCTTGTCTGTCATCCAATCGCATCCTCGGGTAACGGTGTTCTGCCATTGTCCAAAGCTCGCTCGATGCGTGCGAGCACCTCTCCCATGCCCTCGTAAGCCTTGAGAGCTTCACGGTTGGCAATCGTGGTTGACCTCAGCAGTTCGCGCCGGCGCTGGTGAAGCTCAAGCAGGGCGTTTCTGACTTCGTGGTGGATATGGTTAAGCTCGGCGCAGGAGTAGCGATGTTCGCAAGCGTGTTTCGCGGGCTCTGATTTTTTTCTCCAGCCGAGCATTTTTACCTCTCGAAACTGTATCAAAATCATGTCTCAATCTGTTGTAAACCGTTATACAGAGCCATTTTAGATATGTCAAAGTGCAAGCTATAGATGGTGCAAGCTATAGATGGTGCAAGCTATGGATGGTGCAAAAAGCAGAAATTTTGGATCAGATCATTTTTTTTTGGCGGGCTTGATCTTCGATGTATTTTTTGAGGGATGATTCCCAGGCGCAGGCTATTTCTCGCTCCTTTCTCCGTCGTTTACGGTAGAAGACGTAGCCTCCGTTAAGCAGTCTTTTGCGCCGGTAGAGGATGGAGCGTTTTGAGAGTCCGAGCCACTTCCCGATTTGCTCCCATGTTTCGATCAGCAACTCTCCCATGTCCCTCCTTGTTTGCATGCCCGGCCGAGAGTCCGTCACCGACGACCGGGCAAGGTTTCTGGATTGATTATCGCGCCGTTGTTGTGGGTTTTCGTTTTATCCAATCAAACGCACCACCTCCTTTCGTCAGCGTTTAGAACCGAGTGGGAGCAGGCTGCCACCAGTAGAAGTATCCAGATAACCCCCGCCGCCATGTGATCACCCCCCTTTCGCTTGCTTGAATTCGGCCATTATTTAAGCTCGAAGTGGCACAGATCGTCAAAGGTTTGGTCTCGGAAGTCCTGATCCTGGTCCCAGTCTCCGCCCCATCTGACCTTGATGCCCATCTGGTCTGCCACAGCCCGCACCAGGCCGGCCAGGTAGTAGAAGCGTTCGCGGTCCTGCCAGTTGACGGGATACGGCGCAACGTCCACGGCCATGCTGGGTTTTCGGCAGTGGGTGCTTTGTTCCGGGCCCACTTTGGACTTGCCTTCTTTCAGGGCCTTGATCTGGTCCTCGGGCGTCCTGTAGCCCTCGATGACGGTGATATCGTAGAGCTTCACGACGCGCTTCATGAGATCCTGGAGTTTGGGGTGGCAGGTAGCCAGGCGGTTAATTGACTGCTTTCCGAATGCCGGCATGGGTCATTTCCTTCCGTTTGGGTGCGGAATTCGTGGCGGTGGAGTGAACTTTATCTCCCCGGGCTTTTCGACTTCGGTGAAATTGCACACCCGATCCGGCACAAACGATCTGCACTCTGGATCGGTGCACTGATACCCGCCGGGCGCCCGAACCACCATGGAACCGCAGTGCTGACAGCGCAGGGTGTAGTCGCAGTCACAGTGTTTCATTTCTGTCCCTCCCGAACCTTTCTCATCGACACAAAAAGCTTCTGGCTCAATTCGCGAACCAGGGCCATGCACCCGGATTCGAGCGCTTGCGGTCCCTGGGCTATCACGGCCACGTCATCGAGCGGCGCCGTTTCCGACAGGATTCGCCCCTTTATGCACATGGTTACTTTGAGCGTGTTGTTGGAATTGTGCAGAGGCATTTTCGCTTTGTCCTTACACCGCAATGTCCTGGCCATTTCGAACGATCTCCATGCGGTCTTTGATGTCCTTGAGGTATTTGTCAAAAAGGCTATAGGTCCAGTATTCAGCCCCAGTTCGACTCCCGCAGAACATGAACGGCACCCGGTAGCGTACCTGAAACGCGGCCAGGCTCTGGAACACCGAATGCGGCTTCATTTTGCTAGTGAACCGGCCCAGTCGTACATCTTCAACGGAGGCCTCCACCACCACCGTGAAGAGTTCATACGGCGCCGCCCGGAACAACTCCCGCTCGAACCGGTCCCGGTTGTCGTTCATCAGGCACCCGATCAGGTCGTCCAGGCTCTTCCGCTCCACGGCGATCCGGTCCTCGAATCCCGGCAAGCTGTAATCTCCAGTCGGGAGCGCTGCCGGCATCGTCTCAACGTGGTCGTAATGACGGCCTCGGAAAAGGAACGGAGCCTGCTCGCGGGTGTCAACGAGGATGATCATTTTGGCTTAAACCTTTTATAATACTAAACAAACATTGTATTTTGCTCACCGATATCCGCCTTAAATTCGTTTCAAATTCCTGAAGGGTTGCAGGTTCTGAAGGGTGTTTGTATAAACTCCCTATATAGAAACCCTGTTTTTGTATTTGAAACTTTCGGGATAAACCTTCAGACTATGCAACCCTTCAGCCTTTATTTTCTCACTTCGTGCTCTTGTTTTTGTCCGTATTTTCTTCTTTTTCTCGGTAAGGCAAGCCGATCCCATGGTAGATCATGCCAACGTCACCCTTTAGTTTTTCAAATTTCCTGGTCATGTATTCCCCGAACTTTCGGCCGCTCAACTGATATTGTCCATTGTCTTTGCACCACTTTTCGTAGGTTCCATATAATACGGAAGCTCTCACCGAAGTCATTTCACCCAGTACGCAGCACTCCTCGATGAATTTTCCTATGGCATCCTCATCGTGGCGATAGCTCTTGGTTGCCATTTTCACTTTTTCGGGAGGATCGAGTCCGACCTCTTTCCATTCCAGGAATCCCCGCACGAGCCAGGCCAGGATTCCGCTCGACTCCTGGATGAGTTTGTCCTTTAGGTTCTTGTCGCGCTTGTAGTGGTTCGGCCGGTCTCCGGGATCGTCAACGAAGCGGTTCTTGAACTCGACCAGGTGGATGCGGTCCCACAGCGCCTGGTCGGTGGCGTCCATTTGTGGTTTGGCATTGGTGAGGAGGAATAGGGTGTGGGTTGGTTTGAACTCCACGCCGCGCTTGGCGAAAACGGCGCGTCCTTTAAGCTTGTCTCCACCGCTCAACTGCTTCACAAGGCTGGAATTGATACGGCGCCCCTGTTGGGTTTCCGAGCCCCACAGGAGTCGCTTACCGCACAGATCAACAATTTCGGGTGACGGCCCGTGAGCCGAACGGGCGGCTTTGGAGTCCATGATCAGCTCGGTTTGAACGCTGCCGGATAGCGGTCCCAGCACTTCGGACAGTGTTTCGAGCATGGTGCCTTTGCCGTTTCGTCCCTCGTCACCCCAGAGGATCGGGAAAGTGTGCTCGATGGAGCCCGCGGCCAGTGCCATTCCGAACAGGCGTTGCATGAACTCGGTCATATCGTAATCGCCGCTGAATACCTCCATCATGAACTTGTCCCAGGCCGGGCATGGGACGTCGACGCCTTCCCATCTTGTTGGGGCCACAACCCGGAGATAGTCTTCCGGTTGACCGGCACGAAAAATGAAGTCGGGATCCAACTCGATAACGCCGTTGCTGCATCCGATCAAATACCGATGGCGGTCCCACTGGTCTCCGGCTATTCCAAGGGAGTGCTCTCCTGCCGCGGCGAGAGCCAGTACGTCTTTTTTCCAGTAGCGTTTCTGGAGCAGTCCGATCTTGTTGAGGTATTTGCGCTGGCGTGCTTCGGATCTTTTGCGCTCGTCTTTTAGACCGGCCATCGTTGCCGTGGTGGCGTCCGAAAAGGCGGCTTGTGCTTCGCGCTGGTAAATGTCGATGATGATGTCAACCTTGGCGATAACCTCGTCAACGGTGTCCTCCACCCAGTGGTGGCCGGACCAGCAATACCAGCGCCCCGAGGCGTGGTCGTAGCATAGCTTTTTACGGAAGAGCCGCATGAACAACCACGCGTCTCCGTCCTGCTGTGAATTGCAGGCCTGCCATACTTCGTCCGCCGTGAAAGAGTCGGGTGCCCTGGCTCCGTCTCCCCACTTGGACAACTCCTCTGGGGTTATGGTTCTCGCCGGTTTAAGTCCTGTTGTTTCTTGTATGTGCGGAGGGGTCTTAATGGATGGAACGGGCCGGTTAGCTTCTTTGGTGGCGGCAAAAGGCAGCGCAGCCGGAGATTTAACTTTGCATTCGCGGCCGCAGTCGAAACCGCATTTTGACTTAATGGCTTCGCAGGTCATGGGGCCGCTATCGTTCAGGGCGTGCATGATCTTGGAGCTGGTGTGTCCCTTCTTGTAACCTTTGTGTGGTTTGCTCAATTCGTGGATAAGCGCCACTCCTCCGGGTTCACGCGCCAGTATGGTCACCATTGCGTACCATTCGGGTTCCTTCAGGGTGGCGGCGTCGTCCCGGCAGTGTTGCATGAATTTGCACGCCATGATGGCATCGAGGTTTGATGTCGCTCTGGGTTGTGCTGATGGAGAGAGGTCTTTGGGTTCGGCCGCAAAATCATCGAAGTCGGACAGGTTGTAGCGGGATCCATTGTGGTATCGGAGAATTACCTGGCGTGGCGGGTCGTACTTCTGGTTTTTTGTCGCGGGTATTCTGAGAATCCGGCTGGCATCCGTCGAGGCCAAATCGCCCCCAAGACGCATGGCCAACCCCCGCATCACTGCTTCGCACTGGTCAATATCATCTTTTCCGCAAGGCTCTTTGAAGACGTAGTAGATGTGTAGGCCTCCGCCGCTTTCGACAATAACCGTCGGTTTGATTGGAAATTCGTTGAGCCTGCGTTCGGCTTCTGCCTGGTCGATGTCCTTGAAGTCCACATCCACCCAAACGGCAGGGATCTCGACGATGTTTTCCTTCTTCCCTCCTCCGGCGTCTCGCGTGGCGACCCCGAAATAGAGATCGTGGTCTTTGCCATACTGAGCGATGAACGATCTTATTCCGCGGTCGTCGTCCAGTTGGAAGGCCTGGCGTTTTATCTTCCCGGCCTTAATGGCCCGAAGGTCCAGATACCCGGTACAACCATCATAGAAGGTTTCGCGCAGCGTTGGCATGTCATACACCCATGCGCTTGATTAGGGTGCGGATTTTGTCCCGGTATTCATCGGAGGTGGCGCAGGTATCGAGCAGTCGTTGTTTCTCAATTTCATACGCGCGCCATCTGTTTGCGGATTGTTTGGTGAAGGGTCTTCGCGGTCGTTTTATTGAAGGAATGGGTTTCATGTTTTATCCAGTGTGATAAGGACTCGCAGCGAGTTGTTATCATCTGCATTCATTATTCGTCCGTTTGCACTCCCTCCAATCGTTATCCAACCCGCAATTCGGACCGAGGTACCAGCGGAACGCATTGCATGGGACCATCCTCCACAGGCACTCATGGGCGCTCAACCAGGGTGGAGGAGAGTCCGGCCAACTGGCCACGATTTCCGGAGGGATCCGTCATGCGTTGATCGAGTCGTTAAAGATCCCGAACCGCGGCGCGTACTGCTTGCGTTCGCCCAGGGCCAAAACCATCGGGAGCCGCTCCATCATCCTATTGCGCTTCATGAGGCGCTCGACGGCCGACTCACTGATGGACAGTGCATCCCAAATCTGCTCCGGAGGGATACCGTAGGCTCCCAGGGTGGATACCAGGGTTTTGAGGTTTTTCACTTTCCACGGTTCGTTGGGCCGGAGCTCGGCGACTTTCCCCATGGTGGCGATCGGGCCGTTTGCCTCGACGTAGGCGCGCAGCAGGTCATTCACCTGTTTTTGAACGACCTCCAGAAACACCAGGAAGCGCACGGCGTCTTCGGCCTGGAGGGATGACGTCAGTTCCTTGTCGGGGATCGTCATGACCGGAGACTTCGGAGATGTGACGAGCGACGTGTTGACCGTGAGGCGAACGGGGCATGCTGGCACAGTACACCACCGGCAATGACCGCAGGCGATGGCCGGGAACTCTGTCCACGAGTTTACTTCCTCGATCTTGGCGCGGATCTGCCCCCAGAAGTCGACGAGATCGGATGCAGTGTATTCCTGGACCTGCTTGCGTTTGGTGGCGAGGTTGTATATGACGGTTACGACGCGCTGAATGCGGTCGGCCAGTCCGTTTTTGGCCACGGACTCGAACATCGACCAGGCGTAGAGTTGGAGTTGGATTTGGTCTATTGAATCCCAACCAGTCTTCCAGTCGATCACGTAAGCGGCGTCGTCAAGTAGGTACGAATAGTCCTTCACTCCTCGGAAGGCACATCCGCTGACAAACGGCCACTTTTCCTCGGTTTCGGCCAGGAGCGCTCCGGACAGGTCCAGCTCGAACTTGCTTTCGATCTGTATGTGGTCGGCTCCGGATGGGATGTTGACGAACTCGCTATTACCGAATGTCGAGAGTAACTCGGAGCAACGGTCTGAGTCTGGAGCATTTTTGATATTTACATCATTTTGAGCGATATTTGCAAGACAATCCAAATCTGACTGAACGTTATTGTCACGGCAGTGCAACAGATAGGCAGCGAGAGCCTCGTGGACGGCCTTGCCATTTTCGGCGGCGGTCCCGGCAATGGGGACGTGGGTTTTGGCGATCTTTTCTGCATTAAAGGCAAACGGGCACTCGGCCAGTTTCATGGAGCTGTATGACAGCGGGATCATGGCGGCTTCTCCTTAAATGGTGGCGGCTTCGCTGTGAGGGATGGGGTCTCCGGCGAAAACGCAAAACCCGTCGCGCTTCCGATGTTCGCAATCAGTAAGGCAGTGGGCGGATTTGCTGAGTTTGTCGCCGCCGTTGACCGGGCACTCGACCAGGTCGTCCGGAACCGGAGGCGCCTCGACGTGATTACCGTTGGCCGGCGGGACCGGTTCTTTTGCCCCCGAGAGCCTGGCAATCAGATCCTCTGCCTCTTCCTTCCTGAGAAATGAAAGCTGGTCGTAGCCGATGCCGGCCAGGTATTCCTTGACAATCACGCGGTTGCCCGGGTCTTTGGCCAGGCCGCGCAACGACAGAATCTGCTCCGGAGTGCACCCGCACGTTGCCAGTTCCGTTTTGCCGTCCCAGTCGTTGGGATCGACCTCGAAGGAGTTGCGGCGGGATCGCCTGGAAGGTGGAGCCTGCGGTTTGGGCTCCGGAGGGAGACGCTCTTCGGATTTTCCTGTTTCCTGCTGTTTTGTTGTTTCTTCCGGTTTGGCCTGATCTTCCTGGTTTACATCCGGTTTGGAAGGCCCTGAAGGAGCGGGCTGTCCGTCAATCGCTTCCGGTCCCTTCCTTGCCTGCTCCGGATAAAATTCCTCGACAATGTCATCAGGCTCGGTCTCCAACACAAGCGGGTCATGGGTCAGCAGAGCCCGCGCTTCGTGCTCGATGCGCTCGATTCTGGCGTAATGGACGGCATCCCGCTTGGCCTGGTCCAGGCCGATCTGCTGGAGTTGCTGAATCGTGCCCTTGAACTCCAGGCCCACAACCCACACGGTCTGGATTTTCCCGTCCGGAGTTACGACCGTTTTCGGGTTGAGCGTCAGTTCGAGGGGCAGGCCGGCCAGCGGTCCTCCGGTGATGCGCTTGATGAGCGCCAAGCTGGACAGGATGCCGACGGTGGTGTTGTAGCTCGTGCTCCGCAGCACCCACACGCCGCCCACACGGTCCATGCCGTCGATGATGACGGACAGCCGCGCGTTGATCTTGCATCGGTCTTCCCCGGTGTAGGCCGGGTCCTGACGCCCGCAGGGGCAGGGCACTTCCTGATGGCCGTTTCCGTTGGCCGCCCGGCTGGCGAATTCTCCGTCTCCCGTACACCAAAGAGTGCGCCCCCGGAAACAGGCGTAGCGGCACTGAAAATTGAGGTCGATCTCGTCATAGAGCAGGCGCACCGGCAACGCCCTGGGCCGGTCTCCGTAGAGCCTGTGAACGGCCATGTCGGTGATGTAGTTCCCGTCCGGTCCGCGCTCCAGGCTGGTAACCCTAAAGTGGTCAAGCTTCGTCGGCGGCTGGAATTGCGTCCCACTGCGCGACTGGACCATTCTCCCCTTCTCGCCGATCTTGATCTTTCCTGACTCTGTCAGGCCCGGGGTGAGTCCCTTGATGATTAAACTTGACTTCATGACATCTCCTCGCTTATCGTTTTTGATGTGTGGTTTGGTTACGGCCTCCCTTCGAGTTGGCAGCTCGAGAGAGGCCTTTTTCTATTCCTCTTCTTCAGCTTCAGGATCGTCCGGATCTTTACCCCACAGCCTGGCCAGCAGTTCCTGCCGCGCGAGCCACCCTTCGTAAGTCTCTCCGCCTTCGAACATCACCATCATCCTCCCATCCCGGCCAGAATGAACAGATAGGGCACAAGCAGGCCCAGCACGATCACCCACATGGTCACCTGATCACGCAGCATTTCGTTCACGTCTTTCCTCCATCGACGGCAGCCACAGCGTCAGCCACGTCCACTCGGTCGAGCAGCAACGGGGGCATGCCTGCAATCCCGAAAAGATCAACTCGCAGCACGGGCAAATCCGCGCATCTTTCAGATCAACGACGTTCATTCCTTCTCCTCCTGTTGTTAGTAATGTGAAGCACGGATCTTACATTACACCGACCGAATAGCTTGTCAACAAAATTATTACATTTGCTTACAATAGTTTTCTTGATTCATAGAATGTGAGACACTAAAATAAGTTCTCGTGGAAACCAAAAAGAGCGCCTCCATAACCTTCAGGGTGTCCGACCAGCTCAAGACGGCGCTGGAACAGATTGCCCGGATTGAGTTGAGAAGCCTTTCTCAACAGGTGGAATACTTTGTTGTTGCTGGAGTTCGCTCTTACCGGAAGGAGCATGTAGAACTTGAGCTGCCCGATGATTCTCCACGAAATCCACGATGATTTTTCTAATTTGAGCACTCACACTCCTGAATTGGTCCTCGGACAACTTGCTGATCGCATAAAACTCCCCATTACTCAGTCTGATCGTTACCGAACGATTCAGCTTTTCTTGATCTTTCACTTTCTCACCTCCTCCTTCACGGCCTTGTAAGCCGTTAGCCAGCACTCACTGCACTGATCCTGTTCTTTCACCGTTGCCATCAGGCAGGCCACCAGCCACGCCACGACCGTGCCTATGCCGAATCCGTACGCGAAACCGTACAGAAAATCAGCGTTCATCTTTCGCCCCCATGAGATGCGCCTTGAGCCACTCTGGAGGTACGCGCTCGGCGCACTCCCGCACCAGGGCGGCGCCCACATCAGGGTTGCCGTTCATGTGCCCCTTGAGCCAGTCGAGCGCCCAGGGATAGGGCGAGAAATCCATGGTGACGATGTTGATCTTGGGCGGCTGAAGGTCTTCCGTCCAACTCCGGAGCTTGATTTCCGTCTGGGTGTCAGGGCAGATCATCACCTCCGGAACCGAATCGATCTCCCGTAAGGCTTGTTCTTGAGCCGACTCGAAATCACTCGGAACGGGATTTACCGCCGGCGGTGGCTCGGGCGTGTAGAGCTTGCGCTTCTTGTCTCTGGAGGCTTTCTGCCTGGCATACTGGCACTCGACGCACTGATGGCTGATCGAAGGGAAGAACTTGGTCTCCTCCTCGGTGCGCCCGCATTTCTTGCACTGCTTCAGTTTTTTCGATTGGATCATCCTCACCTCCTTCGATGAATCGGGATAATCAAACCCCTTGCAAGCGTCGCACAGTTTTCCCCAGGTAACCCCCAGGGAGCCGCACAGCGCACAAGGGGCGCCCGTCGTCTCCACTATCGCTTCCATTGCGGCACCTCCCGGCACTTCTCGCAGTACTTGAACCGCTCATTATCCCAACGCTGGAACTGGATTCCGCATCGCTGGCATGGGCGCGTGATCTGGTAACGGGTCTTGGGGAGTTTGTTCTTCTCGTACCAATTGCGCCGGTACTCATTATGGTGAATGGCGCAAATTGTTGTGGGCGTCCGGTAGAACTTGCCGGGGTCCGTCTCGCCGCAGACCCTGCAGCGGTAGGTCTGTTTGATCGGCGATTTTGACGGCTTCGACGGTTCGACAAACCGCTCCTTCGCGGTTGGCATGACGCCCTGGTAAAGGGTGCAGGTGGTCGGGTCGCGGTGGCAGGCCTCAAGACAAGCGTTGATCCACTTCCCCGGTGGGCAGAAGTCGTAGACGGGTTTGAGCATGGCCGTATCTCCTGAGTAATACCTAAATTTTACTGACAATCGACGCGGGGGATGCCTATCCTGTCGGCGCACTCCGGATGGGCCAGAATGAACGGCGCCGCCAGGAGGATGGACTGACGGATTATCTTTGCCAGGGACCAGTCGGGAAGGTTGCGCTGGAGATAGGTGAGGTACGATGAAAAATCGTCGTCAACCTTGAAGCTTTTGATGTGATCCAGCTTTCCCACCATTCCGGTCCCTTTCGTTTCGTCGGCCCCCGGGAGAGGGGGGGAACCCGAGGGCCTGTCTCAGGAGGTAAGCACATGCCGTCACGGATACGAGGTGCCGTGACACGGTGATAGAAGAGGCAGTTCGCAACGGTAGGAGTCCCGCGCTACTTTGTGACCCGTCTGCCCGTCCGGTTTCGGTTTGCTTCGGAAATCGGGGCGGCCCCGTTCGGAGCGCGCCACTCGCGCCCCATGGCCTTGTACGACCGACCGGAAACCAATTCAGAGATGCAGTTCTCGAAATGCCGCATGCGCTCGAGGTGTTGTTGCCGCTCGCGCTGAATCTCCAGCAGCAGCTTATGCAACTGCATCCTGATTTCGTCGCCGTCCATTACCGTTCTTCGCAATGTAGGGGTTTTGACCCGGATAGCTTTCAGGGAAGAGCCATACGAGTGTTGGCACGCCAAGTTCAGCCTCCAACTTTCTGGCAAGCTCAGGTCTTGGCTTTGTTTTTCCACTTAGAGTTTGCCAGATCGCCTGGCGGCTGACTCCAAGGCGTCGGGCAAGCTCAGACCGGAATCCGCGAGGGAGTTTTTTATTTACAATGGCCGTCTGCATGGTATTTTGAGACTCCTGTCAATTTGGTGATTACATCGTAATGTAAAAAGTACACCAATGTCAAGAGATATTTTACACGATAACCAAAAAAAATACACTGATGCAGAACGCATGAAGATCATAATGTCTTCGATAAGTCCCAAGCTATCATATCCAGGGATGGCGGAAATGCTGGGACTAAAACGTCAGGATATTGCAGATGTGGCGGCGGGAAGAAAGAAGTTCCAACACCATATGGCTGTAGCCATAGAAGAAAAACTACACTACTCCTTTAAGTGGATCATGACAGGGCAAGGCCCCATGATCCTCCCGGAGCCCTCCGGGACGGTTGTGGCGGTTGGGACCGGCAGAACCCCAGGCGATTACAAGCAGCTGTCAGACGTGAGCTTCATCGGACCGGTCAAACAACCCGTTGACAAGCTCCTGGCCAAGGCCCGTTACGTTCTTGAAGTGGCCCCGGATCAGCAATATTTCCGGCTGGTGGTTGCCATCGAGGATACGTTTCGCCAGGTGATCGATTTGGAGGAGGGCAGGGGCACCGAACCGCAAGAAGGGCAGGAGGACCTCCCAGCGTGATACGTGGTCTGGGGCTGGCGGAACCTGCTGGAGGTGTGAGGAGTCCCGGGGATGGATGGCTGTAGATTTTGCCGTTGACTCACTTGGAGAAAAGGGGTTTACTTCACTTGCAGCAGGAAGGATACGAAAATGACGGATTATCTTTTTGCAAAGCCAAGCTTTCTTGAAGGAATGGCAAGGGCTCTCGACCTCGGGGGAACGCTTTCTGTTTACAACGAATCCCCAACCCCTGATCTGGCCGACGCTCTGGCTATCCGGCTCGATTGGCAATCCGTGAAAGCCGATATGGTTCAGGCGCTGTCATCTTTCGCTGCAGACCATGACGAAGAAGATTAAACCATCTTCATCCCCACGGAAAACCCAAGTCAATATCAGAAGAGCAGAACATTTCTCAGGCCCGATCCCGCCCCCCGAAATCCTGGAACGCTACAACACCGTTTATCCCGGTGCCGCTCAAATCATCCTGGAAGCATTTAAGGTTCAGGGGGACCATAGACGATCGCTTGAAACAATGGTCGTTAAGCAAGGGAAACGCGACAGTCTACTCGGGTTGGTGTTTGCCTTTATCCTCGGGTTGGCAACGGTAACGGGCTCCGTAATCTGCATTATTTACGACCATCAGATCGCTGGAACGTTGTTGGGTGGAGCCGGGTTGACCAGTCTGGTTGGAACTTTTGTTTACGGAACCAGATCCCGCCGCCATGAGCGCGAAGCAAAGGCCAGAATGTTTTCCAGGTAGATTTTGCCGTTGACGATGGCCATGAGACCGGATTATTTTTATGTCAAAGGGGAGATGAGCAGCAAAAAAGAAGAAACCAAAGAGGAGGTTGGGCGTGGATGATCCAGCCCCGAAATTCCAGACCGACAAGTTCAAATGCCTGGTTCACTACATCTGCTACAAGGCCGACAGGGACGAGCTTGGGGCGACGAAGCTGAACAAAATCCTGTGGTTTTCAGACATCTGGCATTACCTCACCCATGGCCGGACGATCACCGGGGAAACCTATGTAAAACACCACTATGGTCCAGTGCCAAAACACATCGAGCCGGTGTTGTGGGATTTACAATCGTCGGGGATGATCCAGGTAAGAGACGCTGAATACTTCGGCTACCCAAAGAAGGAATACATCACTATCAGGAAGCCGGACCTATCTTGTTTTACGGCCGATGAAATCAGTTCCGTAAACGACATCATCGACGATGTCTGCAAGGGGCACACCGCCGCTTCAATCAGCGCACTGAGCCATAACCGGGCCTGGGAACTGGCCGAAATAGGCGAAGAGATCCCCTGCTTCACTGTTTTTGCCGGTGATCCATCCCCAATAAACCAGTCCGACATTGACTGGGCCTGTCAATCCATCGCCGAAGATGCTTCTGCGAACGGTTGAGCTCAGTCCAAAGGCCGAAGGAAAACTGCTGGCTGCAAAGTCGGTCCACCCGGACGCCGACCGAGCCTTCATGGCCGCAAAATGGTATCTGACCAAAGAGGCACACAAGGGATTTCACGTGTCCGGAGGGGAGAATTTCACCTACCTCTACAAGCATTCTCTCTCATTCCACACCGTGGAATCGATAATTTTCCGCTACACAATAGATGGTCATAGAGTCATAGTCCAAGACATCAAGATAGATCCATAGAAAAGCCCCCTCTGTTGGGTGGAAAGGCGCGGTTGGTTTCCGTGTGGATTTTGCCGTTGACGATGGGCGGATTTTAAGGTTTAAGATGTCTGGATGGAGAGACAGCCATGAAAGATATTCCGCTTAACGAACGCCTCATCTACGCGCTTGACGTGGATTCCGTTGATCTGGCCAAAGAATGGGTCGAGCGGTTGGAATCCCATGTGAAGTTTTACAAGGTGGGCCTGCAGCTCTTTCTCGCGGGGTGGTTCCCGGTCATAGAATGGATCGTGGGGCGCGGGCACAAAGTGATGGTTGACCTCAAATTCTTCGATATCCCTGAAACCGTCGGCCTGGCGGTGAAACAGTTGGGCGGCAGAGGAGTGACCTTTGCCACCGTGCACGGCAACGACCCGATACTTGAAGCTGCCGTAGCAGCCAAGGACGGAGTGAAGATCCTGGCCGTAACCGTCCTCACCTCTTTCGGCAAGGAAGACATGGTCGAGATGTTCGGTCATGAAATAGAGATCGAAGATTTTGTGCTGGCAAGAGCCAAGAGAGCCCTGAAAAAAGGATGTGACGGCGTTATCTCCTCGGGGATGGAAGCCAGAAGACTAAGATCGGAACTGGGAGACAACTTCCTTATTGTGACACCCGGAATCCGCCCGGGCGTTAACAGGGATATCCTCCAGGACGATGATCAAAAGCGGATCGTTACGGCCATGGATGCCATCCGTGATGGAGCGGATTACATCGTGGTCGGGCGCCCGATCAGCAAAGCCAAGGACCCGATCGGCCAGGTGGAGTTGATTCAAAAAGAAATCGTGTCCGCACTGGCTTAAACATGAGGACGAGGCGATGCAGGCCAGAATGGAAATCACCGTAAAGCTGCCGATCAAACTGGAAAAGAAGGGCAATCTTTACATTTCAAGATGTTCGGCGCTTGATGTGGTGACCCAGGGCGAAACGGAAGCCGAAGCCAGAAAGAATATCGGGGAAGCCCTCTATCTGTTCCTGAGATCCTGCATGGAACGCGGAACGCTGGATGCAGTCCTGAAACAGTGTGGTTTCTCGTTAACCACCGAACCTGGCGTCGAATACGAAGATGAACAGATCGACATTCCACTGCACCTCCTTTCTCGATTTTCGGATTCTCGGGATTGCCACGCATAACCCCGGTTCACTGGAAAACACTCGAGTGCATTTTCCTTAAGGCCGGTTTCATGTTTGAACGCCAGGAAGGAAGCCACCGCAGTTACGCCAAGCCGGGATGCCTCCGGCCGGTGATCATACCCACCTACAGGGAAATTGACCCTGACATTATTCTCTCGAACATGAGAAGCGCCGGGATGACCCGGGAAGAGTATTTCCAATATTTGAGCGAATGCTAAACAAGTGTCCGTCCACACCCTTCCGAACGGGAAACACATCGTCGTCTGGTACGAGGGATCCGGAGAGGATCGCCGCCAGAAGCGCAAGACGTTCGGATCAGGCCCGGCGGCCTACCTTCGCGCCGTAACCTACGACAAGGAACTCAAGGAATACCGGGGCAAGGCCAGGCCGGCTCAGCCCGGAATGTCCGTCGAAGATGTCTGCCACGAATACTACGAACGCCATACCGTGGCAGAAAAGACACATCTGAACCACTGGTACAAGTTCACCAGGCACCTGGTTCCGGCCCTCGGCAAGATCCCGGCGGACCTGCTCGCCACCCGCGACCTCGACTTGTACGTTAAAAATCGGCTAGACGGTGGAATTAAACGTACAACCATCTCTTCGGAAATTCGCCTCCTGAAAGCGGTGTATTCCTGGTGTCAGGCGCAGGACCCGCCGCTGATCTACCGCAACGGCATTGCCAGGTACAAGGTCAAGACCCTGGCCGACGTTGATTCCATTCCCGTGCCTCCCACCGTGAAGGAGCTGCAGCGGATCATGTCCCACGCCGAACCGCACCTTGTTCGCGCCATCATGATCCACTGGCACACGGGGATCCGGCCGGGCGGGGAGCTGCGCGCGCTAAAATGGGAGGACGTTGATTTCGTCAACCGGGAGCTGCGGATCCGCAGCGCCCACAAAGGGGGCCCGTCCATCCGCCTGATTCCGATTCACCCCGACCTGCAGGGGAAGCTGCAGAGGTGGCTTGAAGAGGATAAAGAGAGGGCAGGGGACAACGTATGGAGCCTGGCCGTCGTCTCGTGGTCGGGGCACCCGGTCCAGTCGCTCAAACGAGCTTGGGCCATGGCCAAAAAAAGAGCCGGAATCACACGAAGGATCCGGCTGTACGATCTGCGTCACGCTTTTGCTACCGGTACCTTGCGCGCCGGCGGGGATCTCAAGGCAGTCTCGGAAGTACTCGGCCACTCACGGCCCGACACGACCCTAAGAATTTATCAGCACGTCACCCGGGACCAGCATCGGAACGTGGTTGGCCTGATGCCAAAAGTGGCGCCAAGCAACAAACAATAGTATTGTCAGGACCACACCATTAAACATCGAATAAGCACGGACACTTAATCCACTTGGCGTCCACTTCGCAAGGCTGAGGCCGACGGTTCGATCCCGTTCATCTCCACCACCTTCGAAAACAATATATTGTTTCACGCCACACTCAAGTTCTTCACCGTGTAGTCGTAATAACTCACCAGCTCGTCATCAGCGCCATACACCGCCGTTACAATAATACGCCTCGTCTCGTAGGCGTTCGAGTCGTCGATGATGGCATTATCCGAAGGCGTGACCGTTATCTCGGCCGTTGTCCCGGGAGTAAGGGCCGTTGATGCTCGAACTTCCTGGCCATTTGTCAGGCACTGGATCGAGTAGGAAAGGGTAGTCGGAATTGCCGGATCGCCGTTCTTATCCAGCAGTGCAATATTAAGGTATCCCGTCGAGGCTTCATTCAGCGTCATAATGGCGTAACCTCCGTCCACACGCAAACCCGCGATGTCATGTCAAACACCTCCGACCTGGCGGAGTCGTCGCACAATACAATCCTGCTCTCCGTCGCCCAGGTCTCCGATCGCTCCAGGGATATCGACGCCATGCTTCCGGCAATCCAACCGAGGAAGAAGAATGCTCCCCAGGTCGGAAACGACAGTGATGGAAACGATAGGTCGGGATGAGCCCTAAGAGGCCATGTCCCCGGTTCCATGCTCCCTCCTTTAGCTGACGTTGGTTACGACCGCGGACCGATTGCCCTTGGCGTCAACCGTCAGTGTAATACGATTTTTCGTATCTCCGATATCCCTGAAAACGACGGTGGTTGTCCCGCCTCCGGAGGCTTTGCCGGCGATAAGAGACAGTAACAGCCGCATGGCTCCCTCGAATGTCATTGCGCCTTCAACCACGGTCGAAAATATGGAGGTTGCCGCACCAGATGCCCCCTCCTCGAGGGCGTTGGCCGTGAACCGGTACACCGCGCCATCCAGCTCCATTGAAGTGTCGAGCTTATCGAGCACGGCCTTGATCGCGTCTATCAGCAGATCCAGTCTTCCTCCATTAACCCAATCCGTCTGGAGTTCATTGGTGTCAGCCAGAATGGCGGCGACCTCCGTGTCCAGAAAATCATCAATCGTGTTAAGCTTCCCGTCGAGGGTCGTCCCGGTATCCTCCAGGATAAGAGCCAAATGGCCTCCTGCCGCCTCCATCCCCGTCTTGATCTCGGCCACTGTTGGAATCGCATCGATTGCCGTGTCCATCTCGGCCTTTGTTGGTGGATCGTAAGCGTTGAGGGCGTCAGTGCACTCGGATTGCACCTCGGCATCCCAGACAGCGTTCCACGGGACCGCGGTCAATCCTGCCCCCGCGGTGCCAAGGGTGTCTCTGATGGTATCCAGCAGGCTCGCTCCATTCTCCTCGATCTCCGCTTGGATTTCGGCGGCTGTGGGCACTGCGTCAATTGCCGCGGGTAATGTGGTCCCGGTGTCTTCCAGAATCGCATCAATATCCGTCCAGAGCTGGGCCCCCGCCTTACCGGCGTCGGTGTGCCCAGTGGCCGCCTCATCCCACACCTGATCCGCAACGGCATTCTTGATTTCCGTCACCGCATCCGTAGCCAAAGCATCGGCATCGATGGCGTCCGTGGCAATCACGGCGGCGGTAATCGCCCCGTTGGCAAGCGTCATGGCCGAGCCAACAGCGGCCGGAGACGCAGGCAGGTTGTCGGTCTTGGCTTTGATGGCGTCAATCAGCAGGTCAAGACGGCCGCCGTTCGTGAGGTCTGTTTGCAGCTCATTCGTATCCGCCAGGATAGCCGCAACTTCGGTGTCAAGGAAGTCGTCTATCGTATTGATTTTACCGTCCAGAGTCGTCCCCGTATCGGTAAGGATATCGTCCGCCACGGCCTTAAGAGCGATAATATCGGCGGCAACGTCCGCGCCGGCGGCATTGGTCACAACCGCCGTGTATATCCCATCAACAACTGTGTCGACCGTGGCCACCGGGGCATTGAGGTTATCCCCGACAATCTTGCCGGCCGTACCGGCTCCGTAAGCCCCCGGCAAAGCTGTTGTCCAGGGGTCGCCAGCCGTTCCAGCCGCAGCCAATGCTTCGCCGGCACTACCCGCCCCTGCATGACCCGCCAAAGCCTCATCCCACACCGCGTCGGCTACATCAGCCGCGCTTGGCGCCGATGCTCCATCGAGGAGCAGATCCAACCGGCCGCCGTCGTGCCAATCCGTCTGGAGTTCGTTGGTGTCGGCGAGGATCGAGTCCACATTGCCATCGATGGTGTCTATTTTACCGTCCAGGGTTGTGCCCGTGTCCACAAGGATGGCATCTACTATGCCGTCAATCACCACAATCTCATCCCGCACGAGCTGAAGTGCATCGGTTGAGGGGTCAAATGCCGACGTGTCCCCATTGGCCAATACGCGGGACAGGATGGAATTATCAACCACCTCGGTGGTCATGTCCGCGCCGGCCGTGGCGACCTTGCACAGATGATCGAGATTGAGAGCTACAAGCGCGTCGTTCGCCTCGCTCTCCACTTCGGCATCCCATGCGGCATTCCACGGAACCGCGCTAAGACCTGCGCCGGCGGCTCCGATCTGCGTGGCTATCCCGTCGACTACGGTATCCACGGTTGCCACGGGAGCATTGAGGTTGTCTCCCATGAGCTTCCCGGCTGATCCGGCTGTAGCATGCCCGGACGTCACCACTTCGTCCCATATTGCATCCACGGCAGCCGCCGATAGCCCGGAGGCCGTGACCGTGGGGATAACATTGTTGGTCCCAGCATAGCCTGTTCCATCGAAGAAGGATTCGGCATTGTCGGCTGCCGCGGCATCCCCGGAAATCTGCGTGGCATTGGCAGGGATCGGAGTAGTACCATCGCAGTAGCTTTCAAGGTTGTCCGCTGCCGTGCCATCTCCAGAAATCTGGGTCACATTGACATTGGGGATTGTGGAACCATATTTCCAGTCATAATAGGCCGCACTGACCACCTGGATATCGATCCAGTGAACGATAAACCCATCAATGTCGTAGAACGTAATCCTGCCGCTTCCCAACCAGTTGAGTTGTGATGCAGTCAACTCCAAGTCATACATACCGGCAGTATCACTGGAGATGTGGATCATGTCGTTGTTGCCGCCGGAAGCGGTTGGACTGAATGAGGCTCGTGTTACCGCACCTCCACCAGTGCCGTCCATTTGGTATATCTCGACAACCAGACCGGTAACCGTAAGTCCCGTTTCCGCAGTCTTGAAGTCGGTTGGGTCAACCAACGGACCAACGGCTATCCTAACAGCAGTGTTGGTTTTGAGTTCATACATGGCAAGTTACCTATTTAGATTATTGAAGAGGTAGAACGCATTTCCTGTAGATGGTACTGTCCATGTCACCGTAAAAATAGCAGAATTTTCACCTGAACCATATTCTTCTGAGTAGGGTCTTCTGTTGCATCCTCCGTCGGAAGAGTTATCATTGATAAGAATCTGCACCGCATTACCAGAAGCCCACCCAGCTCTATCTACAATTTCCTGAACCACACTCACAAAGCTTGGGGTCTGGTATGTGTAATTTACAGTCCAACTAGGGACATTACTCCATGACGCAGACGCCGTGGTTAGCACTAGGGCGTCAAATTCACCATAGGTAGTCGGTGCAGCAGCATTGTCGGCATCATTACCATATACTATGGCATGACATGGCTCACCCGAGCTGCTGGTATAAGCTTTAAAAGTTATATACGCAGAGGAGATGGTCGCGTCATCTGTCGGTATGGTAACATTTGCAAATCTGAAGAATGAGTGGGATGAACCTATTATATTACCAAATATAGTATAATTCCCACTTCGATTAAAGGTTGTCCCAGTATAACGGTATCCGTCATCAGTTCCAGCGGCTATGTTGAAGTCGGTATCGACCAGCATTGCACCCTTGGGGATAATCTCATTCCAATACCAAGAGTGCTCATCGATATCGGTTCGCTGAGTGGTGATTTGAACAAGGTATTGCTCTGGATCGTCTACATTTAGAATGTCGGAGATTGAATAAGCCAATGGATTTGTAACCTGACTTGGGACATAGATAGCCGACGCATCCCGCCCGACTTCGGTGATTTTCCATCGGATCGTTATGTCCTTCTTCAATGCCTGCTTCATCCTTTTCCAAATGCCCACACGGTAAGGATGAATGCGGAAGAAGTGGTCAAAGTCCAGATTCACCAGTCTCTCTGGAGTGGCCAGGATGCCGTTGACCGAATAAAGCTCTACGGTGATGATGTGGTTTGGGTTGTTCCTGTTCTGAATCTTGTACCCAAGTTTTTGTGTGGGATTGTAGGCCGTTATGATGTTTGGAAGCTTCGGGTAAACAAGCCCTTCAGCCGATTCCTCAGTATACTCCGCATCAATATCCAGCCACGGGTCGGAATCGGCATAGGACTCCTTATAGTGGATTGGCCCGGTTCTCGCCTCCAACCCAAACTTCCCAATTCCGGCGGCAAGGTCCAACTCATACTGCTTACCGTTTTCGGTGCGGGAGATTTCGTTCGCGACACTCAGCCATTCATTCATGATTCCTCTCGCTTTACGGAGTCGAGTACTGCGTCAACGGGTTAATATAAAAGCCCTCGATGATTACGATTCCGGACCCGGCCGTGCAGTCTCCTCCACTCGTATATGCTGAGATGTGGTTGTACGTGAAGGTCTCGCCCAGGTTCGGCATGGGAGGTGCATAATCGCTCATCGAATACATCCGCCAATAAGCGCCGTTATAGTTCCTGTTGTCAGAGTTGGAACTCAGTTTTGACTGTAAAGGTATTGCCGCGGAGGTGTTCAACGCTGAGCTGTCGGCTGGATCGATGTAAATGTATGGGTAGTCATGCACTCCGAAACTGACCGTCCCGGCACACGTCCACGCATCGATTGACATAAAGCTCACATTGGTCAGAATAAAATCGTCCCGCGGATACCAGATCAGTGTGGTGTTGTCGGAAAAATCGTCATAGGAGAACGGAATAATGATCGGCAAATCGAGCGCTCTCCACTTGGTCAGAGGTATCGTGCTTTCGTTGCCGTCCGATGTGTCGTTGCCCTCTACGCTCATCCACCTTTTGCCGTAAACGTCGCGCTGAGTGATGGCACCCGTTGATGTTTTAACGTCCAGATAGGGGCCGCCATTGGCAACGTCGGTCATAAATCTGCCCAGCGTGTAGCACTCGGCCTGTCTTTGGTGGTTGGTTGACGTGAACTGAGAATCGCAGACGTGCAGGGTGTTGAATTCGTCGATATAGGGCAAGTTACCGGCCGTCGTTCCCACAACCTGCCATCGGTTGACCTTGGCTATGCCGCCGTAAGCATACGTGGAATATTCCATTTTGATGTTTCGGTGGCCCGTGCTGTTGTCGCCAAGAGAGTATGGGTTCCATTCCACCCAACCTCCGTCCACATCCCAAAACACCTGCCCCTTGGAGTGGATGCCGTGCCGCCCCACGCCCTCAAGCCATAGATCCTTGAAATGGACTCCGAGGCGATAGGGATAAGTGGTTTCGAGGTAAACTCCGGTGTCACCAGACAGCCAGCAGGTGAAACGGTTGACGGACATTCCCTCGTAAGACGTGTCGCTGTCTTTGTTAAAGGCTGAAAGGCAGTAGCGCCCGGGCGAAAAAGTCACAACGTTGTCGAGATAAACCTTGTTCCAGACCAGTGCTCCGGAGAGATCGAATCTCACACCGTCCAAGACGGCGTCAACGATGCTCACATTTTCAAGACCGCCAAAATAACCGCCGTATATCAAAACCCCGTAATTGGCCTTATCATCCACGTCAATGTGCATGTTCCTGATGGTGACGTATCCCATCGTGTCCCATTCGAGCGTATGATCCATGTACTGAATTGCCGAATCACCGGAAAAACCGGCCGGCAGAGTAACCGGGTAGGTCTGGCCTGCGTTCCCGCCGTCGATGGAGACGTTGGCCTTCGTCATGACGATCTGTTGACTGATGGTCTGGGCGCCGTAGTAGTTGATTATGCTGCCGGACGTCGCCGACTGGTAAGCCCGGTATAGGTCTGACCCGAACCATTCGCCAAGAATCGGAGAAATCCCGGCGGCGAAATGAACGCTCACATTATCGTCAAAGGTGTGGTCAACCCCGAGGTCAGGCTTTCGGTTGATGGTCAGAGCCACCGGAGAAGTGGCCGTAAACACCGCGCCAGGTTGCTTGATCAACCTCACGTTGGATGGAATGGTGCAATTCTGACCGATGATGTAATCCGTATCGCCAGGTAACTCAACGTCGGCATTGGCGCCGGCAAGCTGAGACACAATCCAGGCCAGGGAACCGTCCGTGCTGTTGTCACAGTGGTCGGTAACCGTGGCGTCGGTCGATACATACCAGCGCCCCTTGACCCTGCTCGCCGTGCCCACCGCAAGCGATGGCACCCGGGTTAGCGTCACATCGGACCCGCTGTAGCTCGGCACGGTGTATGTGTCGGTGGCCTCTCCGCTGCCCCACTCAATATCTTCCTGCCCTATTTTCCCCGTGATCCCCTGGAGCTCCGACACCTCCGCGGCTCCAGCCGCCGGCATGCACCAAACGAAACCGATAATCACCACAAGTCCAAACACGAAAACATCAAAAATCCGTTTCATTTTCCATCCTTCCATGATTATCGCTTCGCAGCCGTCTTCCCGACTTCCTGTACGGTTTCCATAAGCTTCCTGGTGCGCTCGTCGGGTCCTTCCTCCAGCGCTCTTTTCACTTTCGGAATAATCAACGGGATGATCTTCCCGCGTTCCTCCGGCGTGGCGACCTTGAGCACCGAAATCGCCTCTTCGGCCTCAAGCGGCTTGATCAGGTTCTCTATCCTGGAAACCTTCCCGCGCTTAACTGCCCCCATGATATCTCTTGAGCTCAGTGCTTCCGCCTTGGTCCGCAACTCCTCTGGGATCGGCTTCCCATCTCTTGTCAATCGCTCAATCTGCCGCTTGATCCCGGTCTCTTCCACCTGCCCCGGAGTCCTTCCTTGGGGCGCTCTCCCCTGCAGGATGGTTGTTGCCATCTTCTCCGCCGCCGTCATATGCGGGAATACGTCCTTGACCCCGAAGGCACTGTAGGGCGACTTCAAAAACGTCTTGGCAATGTTGACCCCCCACGCTTCCTCGGGCTTGTGTTCGAGCCCGATTCGCTCGAAAAGCGGTCTTGTCATCGAATACACCAACGGGTTTTGGCTCTCCAGCGCGGCCCGAACATTCTCCACCGCCTGCATCCCGCCGCCTTCCGGAATCCGGTGAGCCTCCATCGTGCCCCTGATATCGAGTTGCCTCCCGGTTATGGCCTTTGATACAAACCCCGGAGCCGGACCCACCCATGGGTGAGTGACATTTCTGCTCACATCCTCGAGGATCTGCCCGGCAATCTGGTTCGGTGTATGCCCGGCCCGAATTCCCTCGATGACCGCATCAGCCCCGGATAGTCTCATTCCGCGCCGCAAGCCCGTCATCTGCAGAAGATCGATGACCCGATGCTTGCCCTTCTCGTTTTCTTCCGTTCCCAGATCCCACGCCCCAACCGGCGTTCCACTCCTCCCGCCGGGCTTGCCCGTAGTGATCATGTTCAGCATCATCGGGATGGCCGTAAGCGTCATGACGGTCCCCGCCAGGTTGAGCATACGCATTTGAGCGGCTTCCGCCGGCCCCGTCGCCTCGAGGCCCGGGTGCCCCGTCAACCCTCGTATCCCCTGACGGTTGAAATTCCTTCCGGCCACGATGAAAGGCGACATGCCGGACTCTTTCAGCGCCTTCATGAGCGGACCCTGCAGCCTGCCGTTATACTGCCCCACCTGGTTGATAAACTGCCTCCGGTTGCCTGCCGTGTCCTTGGCAAGCCCCCGTTCAACCAAGTTGTCAAAAAACCGGTTCATCAGCACCCGAGCCGCCGTATCCATCCGATGCAGGAAATCCTGAGCCTTCGTTATCTTCTGCAACCCGCTGGCCGGGTAGTGAGGGCGGATTAGGCCACTAGCGGCCATATTTGCTATCTCTTTTCGTATTTCGGGCGAATCCCTCATTACCTCGCGGGCCACTCTCGAAATGCGAACCACGGCGTCACCGGTGCCGAAAATCGGGACCTTCCTGACCACGTCCTGCCAGATGGACCCTGCGCCCTGCGCCCGGGTGACAACCGACAGGATATTTTTGCTGTGCGTCACGGCGTCGGCGATCTGCGCCAGCTGGATCTGTGTCAGAACCCTGGCGACCGGGTTCGATGGCAGCGGTGTCTCAATCCCCAATACGGTCTTGATTTCTCGCGCCAGGTCGCTCCTCACGAAAAGCGATCCGTCTTCCATGCGGGTCTTCCCGTCCCGTCCGGTGACCGGGGTCTTGACGGGCAGGCGCACCACGTCCTGTCCCTGGATCTTGGCCGGCGCTTGGGCTCCTGGCCCCTTTAATTCAGCCGCCCCGGAATCCACAAGCTGCTTGTAGAGACGGAACTTGGTGACTTCATTCCACCGTGATCCCAGCACGTCCATGAGTGACAGCCTCATGTCGGTGGTGTACTGTCCGGTGAACGTCGCCGCCTGGCCGTAAGGGTCCCGCTTGACGTTCGGGTTTCGGTAGTTGCCGCCCACCGTGGGTTCCGGCATGGGCCGGGTGTGGTCCTTGATGGACTCGGCCAAACGTTGCGCCCGGTCGATGCTGGTGAGATTCACCCTCGCCCCGAGGTAGCGGCCGCGGCCGTCGGTCGGAGTTGTCGGGTCCTGATTCTTCATCTCCCGGTAGAGGCCGTCCAGGATCGGGTTGACGACGGCTTTCCATCGCTGGATGTCTTGCACGACCTTCCGCGCCTCTGGATCTCCATTTCTTGCAGCCTCGATCAGCGTGAGCACTTCTTTCCGGTAAGCGTCAACATCGTGCTCCCTGGCAACGGCATGAGCGGCGTCGTCCCACTCGTCGGCAAGTTTCGGGTCCCCGTTTTTCAGCGCCTCTTTCGACCGCTCAAGAAACGTGTCGTACCCGTCGAGGATGTTGTCCTTGTTCATGATATCCCTGGTACGCGCCATTGCTTCCGGGTTGCGGTAATCGTTCGGGAACACCCTGGCAAGAAGGTCATCAACCATGTGAGGAACGGCCTGCCTCGCTGCCGCATGCTGGACGGCCGCATCCGCCGCTTCCTTGCTGACCCTGCTTGTGGCCGGTATGGGATCGATGGTGACGAAGTCTCGGAATTTCGTGGCGCCGCGCACGACGGCTTGAAGGGGTTCGGTGGTGACGGATCCGGATTCGTCGGACAGGATTGTCTTGACATTCGGACGTTCTGATGATACATTCTTAACCGGTAACTCGGTGTGAGTGGAGGCGCTCTCCTTAATCTCTCCCGGGGTGGATGGAACAGACGCCTGGAATCCGTCCCTCATCAAAAGGCTCTCTACGTACCCCCTCCCGCGTTTATCTTTTCTAGCGAACTTTGTTCGTAATTCTCCGTTTTTGACTACGATGACATCCCAAATGTCTTTCTGAATATCTGAATCAAAATACTTCTTTATGAAATAGGCTTTATCAGCATCACCATTCCTGAATTCCACACGGATATCTTCCCTTCTGAGTGTTTCAGGAAGCGTATGGATGTAATCTTGCCTGCTGCTGTCCGTTAAGAAATGATCAAGATCTATAGTCTTTCCGTCTTCTGTCTTCCTGAATTGAAGGTCTCCGCCATCAGGGAACAGGTCATCGACCATTTTCCGGAGGAAAGCCTTGTACTCTTCCGGCGACTTGAGTTTCAATGCCTTGACCTGTTCCGGATCAATCCCCGACAAGTAGGCTCTCAATTTCTCTCGTGTACGAAGCGTTTCTTTTGGACTAGTTACATCACCTCTTTTGAATGTGATACTGAGTGGTTTACTTCCGGAAATTCCCCCGGTCTCTTCCCTCAAAACCCGCATCGCCGGGTTGTCAAGAATCTGATCCAGCTTGGCCTTGATCTTCTCGTAAACCTGTGGATTTCCGGCCTCAAGTTGCCTCAGATATGCCGTGATTCCGCTTCTCGGCATCTGCAAGAGCGTTGCCGTGGCCATCGGACCCATGATTCCTGAAAGCTCCTGCAAAATCGGGCCGGCTCCGGCTTCCTCGACGGCGTTCAAAAATGCCGACGACAATCCGCCGGTTACCGCTTGCTCCGCCACTTCCTTCCCGAGCGCCTTGCTTCCGGCCTTGACCGCTCCTGCTGCAATGGCGCCGGCGGCCTCACGTCCCGCCTTGGACATGAATCCCGTTCCGATATCCACCGCCAGGTTGACCGGATCGGTAAACGCCGATGGGCTTTCAAGTCCTTGAAGTTCTTCCGCCAGGGCTTCCGGTTTCATGCCCGATGCAATCGCCTTCAATTCCGGCGAAACTTCCCCACCGGGCACCGGTTCTTCCGGCACGCCTTCTTCCAACGGCCCCAGATACTCGATCTCTTCCGAGTCGAAGATTATCGGCTGTCCCTTGATAGTCGGCCGGTACAAACCAGCCTCGTCGAATGGCTTCTCTTCGTAACCGGGAGGCGTAATCGTGATCATCGGACGTGACCCGCCCAGGTCGATCACCGGGCTTCTCTCTTGTTCACCCCGTGTCTGTTGGGTCTCCCCGGCCGGGATCTCCGCCGCCCCGACATCACTCGGCCCCAGTATGGATTTCAACATCTCCAGCCAATCCGTATCGTTCGCACCACTCGGAATCGGCTTCCTCACCACGTTCGATTGCACCGGGAATTCGATCTGGCCGGGTTCCTCTTCCAACGGCCCCAGATACTCGATCTCTTCATCTTCCAGAGGCCCAAGGTAGACCGGCTCCATGTTCTTCCGCTTGAGCTTGTCCCGCTTGCTCCTCACTTGCATCACATATTTCTGGGTCTCGTAATAGGGCGGAATGCCTCCGTGAGTGTCAACGGCCCCGGGTCCCGCATTGTAGGCCGCCAGGGCTATCCCTTCGTTTCGGTACTTGTCGAGCTGACTCTTGAGATAGCGCACGCCTCCGTCAATGTTCTGCTTCGGGTCGTCCGGATCGACGCCAAGACCCCTTGCCGTATCCGGCATGAGCTGCATCGGGCCGCGAGCTTTCGCGCTGCTCACCCATTTGTCGGGAGAATACTCCTGGTGATGCACGGCAAGCGCAAGGTCAGGGTCAACACCATGCTTCAGCGCCGCCTCGATCACCTCGGGATCGTAGTTTTCTCGCCGTTCAAGGGGTCCAAGGTATTCGATTTTCATCCCACGATGTCCCTGTAAAGCCATCCGTAGAATTCAACGAAGGTTTCCTTGAAGTCCGAAAGAAAGCATTTCACCATCGTGGAAAATTTTGCTTTCATTCAATCACCTTCGTCCCGTCCCATTTGATAATTCGGCCGCCGGCCCTGTACCTGCCCGCCGGTTTCCCGACAAGAGACACCTCCAAAGATCCCCCCTCGGCCCCAGCGGATCCACCCTTGATAATCGCGTCCATCTGTGCAATCTCGGCCTCCGCCTGCTCCGTGATGCGCTGCTTCAACGCGGGATCGAGACCGGCTTGAGGGTTGAAAGCGGGATCGAAGCTCTTGGCGATTGCCGCCATTGCCGGGTCAACTCCGCCCTTCTCCAGCTTGTAGAGGCTCTCCAAAACAGCCAGCTTGCGTTTCATTGCCTGCTCGGGCGTGGTTTGCTTCCGATCGGAAGAAGGCGCCTGGATCCCGGCCGCCGCCTCGGCTTCCTCTTTGGTCCCGGTCAATATCTTGTCGGTTTTGTAGCCGGCCGACACGTCCTCAAACTGACGTTTAGGAGACTTCGGGATGTTGGCCGAAACAATCTCGGGAGCCTGGCCTTGCGCCTTCGGCATTCTCACGAAATAGGCCTGACCCTCAACGGTGTGGACTTGCCACTTGTCGGGCTCCTCCGTAGGCGCCAGGTCTGAAATCTGACCCAGCCCGTATTTCTGGGCGTTCTGATTCCAAAACCTGATTGTCGCGTTCTTGTCGCCCGTCATCTTGAAGAAGTCGGCCGCGCCCTGGATGAATCCCTTTACGGCGCCTGCCCGCTTGACCTCATTGTCCTGAGTCATCTGGTCGCGTTGCAGGTTCATTTGCTGTTCCCGCAGCGCGTCCAAGCGGTCCTGTCGGTCGAACAACATCCGTTGCATTTGCCCTTGAGTCGCTCCTTCCGTGGCCCCGGCGAACATCCGACCAAGCCCCGCACCTAAGAAAGCCCCGCTTCCCATTTGACAACCTCCAGTTAATCCCAGTAGCCATAACCGGGAGTCTCATACATGGCATTGCCAAGCCACGAGGCTCCGGTGCTCGGTGTGGTGGATCGAACTTGCGGACGGCTGAGCGCGTACATCTGCATAAGATTTCCGATCCCCTGGCCCACGCCTCCGAATGCCTGCCCGCTCAAATTCCCGTACATGTTGGCAAGGCTTCCGTACTGAGACCCCGCGCCCTGATAGCCTGCGGTTGCCGTAGCCGGGAGGTTGCGCCCGAAACCGGCAATCCCCATCATCTTGTTCCAGCGCTCGTTTTCGTGGGCGTTCTGAGCCTTGGCGACGTCCCGCACGCGGTTTCGCTCAAGTCCGGATTGAATGGCCGCCTCAATCCCTCCGCCGGACTCGTACCGCCCTCCCATCATCCTCCGGAGATTGGCTCCCGTGTCGGCATACTGCCGGTTGATCGTCCCCATCTGCGCCAGGTAGCCGGGGCTTTCCCTGGTGGGCGTCGCGGCCTCGGCCAAAAGCTTTTCTTCGTAAGGCGCAAAGACCTTCAGGTAGCGGTCCCATTGCTCCCGCGCAAGAGCCGCCTGTTCCGCCGCTAAACGGGTCTGGGCGTCAGCAGCGTCACTCGCCGCCCCCGCCGCCTTCGATCCTCCGACCAGACCACCGACGGTTCCGGCCGCGCTCATTGCCAGACCACCAACGGCAATCGCTGTTTCTATGCCCATTTGCGTTCCCCTTTCGCCAGGCCGACAAGCCATTGATCGTAAAGTTTCGCGTTTTTGGTGAAGCTCTTTCTCGCAATGCCTTCCACCCAAAAACCCAGGCGAATTGCCAGCGCATAGGCCGGCCGGTTGAAAAACGGTATCCACCCCATAAGCTTGCTGTATGATGTGTTCTTGAACACCCAGTCGATGCAGTGTTGCCCGGCTGTCATTGCCGCCTTGCCTCGCCCTTCGGGGAGCACGTTTTGATGACAGTCAAAGGTTGTCCTGTTGATCGGAGTAGCCACGAACACGCTCCATTGATTCGGTATCAGCACTATACAATTCGGATGATCCAGTAATGGCCGCGCCGTGAAATTTTGCAAATCCGCTCCATCCTCGCTCATAAAAGGCCATACCGCTTCGTGCTTGAAAACCATGTCCACGAATTCAAGATCGTCTATGGTCGCTATCTTCAACTTGCCTCCAGCACCTCGATCCGCTTCACGGCCGCCTTGAGGTCCGCCTCCAGCTTCTGCAACCTCCGGTCGATCACGATCATCACCCGGTTGATGGCATTGAGATCCAACGCCGTTACGGTCAGGCTCTCTGAGGATGTGCGGATCTGGTTTGTGCTCACAGCTCATACTCCACAATGGCCTGCTCGACCGTGCCGGTCCCTGAAAACGTCAGCTTCATGCTTCTTCCCACCGCCGAAACCGGAAGGTTCAGCCGCCCGTCCCTGTCAAGCACGGAATCCATGTTGACGGCCTTCGTTGCCACGGTATCGCCGTCAACCGCCGCCGCTATCGTGACAGTCCCAGTGCCCTTGGCCCGCAGCCGGGTCCACCGCTTGTCCGCCTCCGGGTCTTTTCCGAGGAGTTGACCGCTTCCCCAAGTAAAATCGACCGGCACCGAGTCATTGTTCATCAGGTGATAGATTCCCGTCCCCTCGAGCAGATAATAGGCATCACCATCTTCGGGGTTGACCCAGGCGGCGATTGCCACCAGGCTCAGTTGGGTCCACTGTGATGTTGTCGCGTTGTAGCAGAGCGTTCCGGCGGAATGGAACAGGTAGAGCACGTCGTGACTGGCGACAATCACGGCGCCGTCCGGGGCCACGTTATCGTTGAACCAAAGCTCGTTGAAGGCCCCCAGGCTGAATACCGTGCTATCAACCAGGTTGAAGAGCACGAGACCGCTGTCCGAAAGGTACACCACGCCCTTATTCGTCACACAGGCCACGGTGCTAATGCAGGGCTCGTTTCCCAGCGCTTTCGATGGCTGCAGCTGCTCCGGCTGCGTCCCGTCCACCCTGAACGGCCCGGTTTCGCACAGCACCGCTACCGATCCGGCGAACGGCAGCACGCGCTTGATCGGCGACCGGAAGTTGATGGTGTAATGCGCCGGCCATGCGTCGGGAATGCCCGGTTCGCAGAAATAGAGCGTCGAACCCTTCCAGGTGAAAATCATGCCGGCGTGCAGGTCAGTCGCAATGCCCTCCATGCCGCTGAGCGGCTTGGCAAAAGTGACCTCGTTCCCCTGATTCGACGTGTACCAAGTGGAAATGGCCGTGCTGAGATCGGCATCAACCGTGTTGTCAACATATGACGGTGTGGCCGCTGTAGCCTGCGCGACGAAAAGATATTCCGCCGTATTGTCGCTGAGCCGGTAGATATTCCAGTGAGTCACATACGGGTCGCTGATTGTCGGCTTGATGATCTGGATTTTAGATCCCATCCCTTCGGCAATACTGATCTCGTCGGAGACCTCCGAAGGCCCGGATTCATCGGTGTAACCCCCTACGTTGCGCGTCAGGGTCGTGACGTAACGGTAGTTGCCGACCAGGCTTCCTTCATGGACGGTGTAAATGATCGAACTCGTTGTCGTTACGGTGTCGTCGCTGGCGGGAGATCCGAACTCGGTCCACCACCACATGTTGTTCACGATGTCCATGGCGAACAACGATTCGATGACGCCGTTGGGGTCGCTCCCGTCTGTTCTGATATATATCGCGTTCGCGCCCAGGGCGTCATTGTCCCCCACGGCGTATTCATTGCTTCCAAGGGAACCGAGTGTACCCGCGGTAAACAGGGTCCCGCCGTCAACCACTTCCGAAACATACCGGGGAGCGCTCGGAACGGTCGGCATGGGTCCGGATGTGGCTGCAAGGTAGTATTCCCCTGCTACCGCCGACGCGGCCCAATACCACTGACCTCCGGCCCCGGCCGGATAGCTGAACTTGATGTAAATCGTGCTGAACCCCAGGGAGTCGTTGTTGCCGTACCCCCACTGGTTGTAATCCAGGGTTCCGACCGCCCCCTTGGTTTTGACTTCGCCGTTGACATAGAGAACGGCTCCGCCGTCATAAGGAAGGGACGGGTTGCCGCCTCCGACCAGCACGCAATAGGCTTCGTTGTTGGTTCCGGACGCTCTCCACTCATAGGTTGCCGTATCGGACAGATAGAACCGCTGAGTGATGTTCGAGGCTGACGGCTTACCCGGAGGGTTCTGGCCAAGATCGACCGTTACCGCCCCGATTCTTCGCTTGAGCGTGCCGTTGTCGAGATAAATCAGAATATCGGTCGTTCCGATCCGCCATTCGAGATAATAGGAGTCGTTCCCGGAAAGCCACGTCTCTCCGAACTTGAAAATGGAATTGTGGCTGTTGGTGTTGGCCGAAACCAGGTCATCGGAATTCCGAGGTCCGAGTTTCCCCCGCCAAAGATCGCAATCGACGGCGGTTTCAGCCATCCCGACCTTGATCAGGTCGCCGTAACGCGGCGCTATGCCCTTGAAGTCGGCTAGCACGATGCTCTGTTTCACATGGGCCTCATGGCGTCGTAATGGGTCATGCCTCGATACTGGTCGCCGACGATCCTGGACTTCATGCCGACGAAATCTTTCTCGAAAGCCTCGGCTAAAACCAAATCCTCTTCCCCGCCGGTCTCAAGCACCGCTTCCGCCGCTCTCACCGCGATGATTTCATGATATTGAGCCGGCAGTGTGTCGGGATAATCTCCGTCTGCTTCCATCATGGTCGGATAAGCCACATACTTGATCTGGATGTTCCCCGTAAGCGTCGGCAGGGTCTCACCGTCAGCGTTTGGGATCGGGTACAGCGCGAACTCTCCCCACGGGAAAATGTCGGGGCGCCAATACATGGGCCATGCGCTGGTGTCCAGGTCGATCCCCGCCAGATCGAAGAGTTCCGTGGCAACGGGAGGCAGGCCGGCGTTTGTCGATGCGTCGTAAATTACCCTCAAGGGATAGGCCAGGGCTTTCTTGCCGCCTGCCGCTATGGCGTCGTGCAAAGAGTAGATGTGCTGGTCTTCCTGGAGCTGAATCGAAACGTCGTCTCGCACCAACTGGGTATCAAGCGCGATATCGAGCATCGCTTCGTTGATTGCCAACTCCACAACCTCCAGCGGAAACCGCTCCCTGGAAGGGTCGTCGATCATGAGATAGACCATCGAAACCAGGTCTGAAAAGGTCATGCGATATGATGATAGCGGTTCCATCTCTCTATATCGGCCTCGATTGAGCGTCCATCGGTCCCTTGTGCTCGATGCGCCTTTGCAGCGCAAGCAGAGCACTGAGCCATCTGCGCCGGCAGCGCATCACCCTGGCCTGGTCAAGCTTGTTCCTCCGGTATCTCAGGAGATGAGTCCCGGCCCCGTACTTGATCTCCTTGTGGAACCACTCGGGTATTCCGGAATCCGGATAATCGGAGCGCTTCCGCATCATGGCCGGCGCTCGTTGGTAGTGAATCACCAGGTTCCCGTAAGGAGAAATAACTTCCCTGATTATCCGCCCGTCACCGGTGCGCTCGAACGGTACGCCCCTGATCCTTCTCAGCGGTCTTCCGGCATCGAAGGTCACATAATTCCCGTCGGCATCCGTGATCCGCCTTAGAAGCCCATAATCACTGTCCCGCGTGAAACTCGATCCGTCACCGGAAGGAATCGGGTAAACTCCGATCTGATCCGAATCCAGAAACTCACGGTAAAAGTTTAATGGGTCACCCTCCGAAGCCATGGCGCACCCCTTCAGGTCCAGTTCCGTTACGGTCAGGGGCAGCACCACGTAACCCTCAAGCCCGTGCATGTTAACCCGCATGAGTCTCACGCAATCGGACGGCAGGTCGTAAACACAAACACCATCCTGCAGCGGGATAACCCGGGTTGTCTTGAGAACACCGGCGCGATCCATGGCGAACAGCACCGCCCGGTTTATGGCGTCAACCAACTCGGCTTCGCGCCAGATCCTCCCGCGTTCGTCCCCGGGCAGCGTGTCACCGCACAGCCGATAGGTCTCCAGGGTGATCGTATAGAGGTTCTTGGCATAATCCGTTATGGGCATGGTCTCAGCCTATCCTTGCAAAGACTTCCTTTTCCGTCAGACTCTCGCCTTCGGTTGTGCGCCGGCGGAAATCCTCATAGGTTTCCTCGTCGATCCACCCGATCAGCTCAAACGGAAACCGGGCCGCAAAGTTGACGATCTTCCTTCGACGGAGAATGCTGTTCGTCGGGTCAAATCCTTCTCCGCCTTCAACCACCGGCTCTTTGGCGTTTCTCAGCGCCTCGATGAAGGGGGCCTGGATCGGAATCAGCTCGTTCCGTTTGCACCGGATCTTGATTCCATTGACCCCGATGCTGACAATGTCCGGGTCCGTCTTCTTGGTCTTCCCGGGGAACCGGATCACGGCGTATTCCCTGGCTTTCGATGGTGACATGGATTTCTCATCGGCTACCGCTGTTGCTCTGCTCATGAAACCCTCTCTTTCAGTAGGTGACGCACTGGACTGTCAGCTGCACTCCGTCTCCGACCACCTCGCGCCAACTCATGTCCCCGATGGAATTGGCGTGCAGAATGAAGTCCTGACACTTGAAAGCCGTCGTCGCCTCGGATTCGTGGTATTCGTAGGGGTCCTGGACAAACATGTCGGTCAGGTAGCGTTCGATCTTCCGGTGAGACGCCGGCATTGACCACTCGTTAGACGGCATCTTGCGGTCGAACTCGGTGCATCCGCGCTTCAAGATCATGCGATGATTCGCCGTCTCTTCCGAAAGCTGCTGAGCAATCATCGGTTTCAGAAACTCGAGGTACTCGCTCCCCTGGTCGATGCTGTCGCAATAGACAAAACCTCCGTAAGGCTGGCTCGTGTGCCGCCGGAGGTCTATCCCGCACTTGCTCGGTAAATCCGATGCCTGCAAAACCCCCAACAGCATAAAGAGTTCATGGACGTTCGCCGGCCGTATAACGACCTTCCAACAGGCCTGGCATCCGCTCGGGATATACGGGATGTCGTCGATCCGAGGGAACATCTCTTCCCAGAACTGCCAGAGATTGCACCGCCTGAATCGCGCCGGCTTAACAAAGATCCATGGACTGTCTATGATGTGGGCGGTAAGAAGCCTAAACTTGCCCGTATCGGTGATCTCGACACACTTCCCGGAGCCTGAACAGTAGGGTTTCAAACGCTCGTGGATCATTCTCAGGCTGGCATTGAAAAACTGTCGATACACAAGAATCCTTTATGGCCGGGTCCTACCTGTTTCGGACCCGGCCCATGATCGGTTGACTTATCGGACGGCTTCCCACATGAGTTGCTCGCCGTCCGCGTTGATGTTCGAGTTGGCCCCGATCGAAAAACCGGGAGGAGCCGTGACTTTCATCCCGTCTCTCGGGTTGGGTTCCACGCGCTTGCCATAGCATTGATAAGCCGTCTGGCTCGCAGCCGTACGCTTGTAGTGGCCGTCAACGAAAACCTCTGCGGCGGCCGCGCTCGACGCTCCGTACTCCCACCTCAGGTTGGTCGCGCCATCGTAGGTGAGAACATCACCGCCGGCATACTCACGGATGCCCTGTTGAGCCGCGGAGGCAACCGCCAGTTTCGTGGTGGCGTTCGCCCCGGAAGCCGTCCTTGTAAGCCGGCCTTCGTCGGCGTAGCTCGCCACCAGGCCGTTCTCTTTTTGCCACTCCAGCACTTCGAAGTTGGCCGAGTCCACGTTCCAAACCTTGACCCGTCGCGGAATAAACCCGAGGCAGACGTAAATCTTGGCCCCGGTCCCGTCACAGGTCCCATGTGCAATTTCATTCCCGCCTTGAGGCATTTTCGTGTCTCCTTCTGTCGCTATGATGGGGGCTCATGGCCCCCGTTCATCTGTTAGCTCGGGTTAAGGGTCGCCGCGGTTTCCAGCCTGGCCATGAGATCGTCATTCAGAATCACGGCCGTATGCCAGAACTTCCATCCCAGGGTGCCCCTCTGCCCCAGGGGGTCATCTTTGGTCGGCTTCGGGTTGACGACGGCGATATTTCCGCTGTTCACTCCGCGCAACGGAACCGTGGCCCACGCATCGGGAGCCAGGATAACGACCGGGTACACATCGACGGCAGCCGCCGGATTGGTCGTCCCGATCATGGTCGCCCCGGCCGCGCCCCCATCCGCCCAGGCGTCGAACATGGTGGTGAGCAGAAAGCGGGTGTTCTCCGCCGCTCCCACCTCGTAAGGCATGGCCTTCGACGGGTTCGGGTAGTTCTTCACTTCCACGAAGCCGGTAACGTTCTTCAGGTCCGCCTCGAGGTCGGTGTGCCCCAACCCCACGAACGAAGGCCCGACCGGCTCGGTCGAATACGCCGGACTGCCCGAAAGCACGTCCATGTAATACTCGGCGTCGGCCCCGCGCAAATCCCGCACGATCTTCCGGAAGTCGCCGCGGTCCATAACCGTGTTCACGCTGGTCCTGAGCGTGCCGTTGGTGTAGAACACGTTCGTCCCGCCCTTGAGCACGTTGATGTTGAGCGTCTCCCGCGTCTCTTTCATTTGACGCGCCTGCAGGCTCTGGAACTCTCGCAGCACCGGGTCCTCGTGGGTGTCCTCGATAACGTCCGTGATCCCGATCCAGTCGCCGTACTGCTCCACCGTGCACTCAACGTCCACATAGGTCGGCTTCGAGCCGGGAGGGGTCACGCCTTCCGCCAGTGGCGTCGTGGCCGCCGAAAGCGCGATGTACCGGCGGAAAATCAGGGTTCTTCCTTTGCCCTTCGGCATCGGCTTGGTCTGAGCGAACCGCTCGGTCACGATGCCGGGCGATGTCCTCTTGAGGAGTTCACCCCAAGCCATGAAATTGGTTCTCGGCGAAATGTCGCCATAGGTGGTGTACTCTGCCATTTTTTGACCTCCTTACCCCTCCGTGGAGGCAAAGAGAAAACCCCGATTCATCTCGGCTACCCCTTTACCCCCGCGGCTATATTGAAAAGTTTCTCCGGGTCGTCTTCGTCCGGTGATTTTGATCTCCCGGACGCCCGCGTGCCCTGCGGTATTCCGCCGCTTGCAAACTGGCGAACGTTGTCGGCCTCCGCCTTGCGCTCTTCGTCGTGCTTCTTCGCTCCAGCCTTGGCCGCGTGTTCCTTGAACTGAGAAATGATCCCGATGGCCTTAGCGGGATCGGTTACGTTGAAAATCTCCGGGTTTGCCTTCTGCTGTTCATCGGACCATGACTTGAAGTCCGGTGAGGCCATGACACGGTAGGCGTCGGCGTGGCCTTCGATGAATTTACCCTGCTCATCGTAGACCCCGTGAACGACTCTGCTTTCAAACTCCCGCTGCCCTTCGGAAAACTGGATCATCTCGTTGAGCTTCTTGACGTCAACATCACCGATCGTTTCCTTGAACAGCCGTTTGGCCTCGTATTGAACCGCGTTGGCAAACGCCGGAAAATCCTCGTAGAAAGCCTTCACTTCCTCGGGAACTTCCTCGGCCTTCTCTTTGGCCGCCTGATCGGAAGCGGTTTTCATTTCTTCGATTTGCTTCTTCAGGCTCGCCAGTTCGTGAGAAAGTTCGTGCCCCCATCGTTGCGTGTCCTGGAGGCGTTTTTTGAGGACTTCGGGTTCATCCTCGTCCTTGGTTGCCCCGCCACCCTCTTCCGCCTTCTCGTCAACAACAGGGGGTTCAGCGGTCTTCTTTTCGGGAGTCTCCGTGGTCCCGCTCTCGTCCGCGGAGG